AACATATGGTTGTCTGTTGTCAGTGTTGTCTTCTGACTGTGTATTTAGTCGAAACCTAAATAATCACGAATAAAAGACAATAAAAGGTAAAAAAAGTTTTATGGGCAAGTTCCCCATACTGGTGGTTGGAAATTTGCATTTACTCGACTGGGTAGATCATTTAGTGGAGAATAAAAAGCACTTGGTGCAGATGCTATCAACGGAACACACCATCCACTTAAATCTTGATCTATATTAGTCTTTTCAAACATTGCTATCATATTAGTAGCACTCTCAGTGTTCCATAATCTTAAATCCATTTCACTATACAATACTCTTATGCTGGCTTGGTAAGCGGCTGTGCCTGTAGATACTGCTATAGAATCAGCAAAACATCTTTGGAAATTAGTGACTCTACTTACATCCCAGTTTTGTATTCTTTTACCTATTAAATTATGATCCCTAGCAGGACGACCCGCGTAAGTGCCGTTCCAAGCAAACCAAAATTGACTTGCTCTAAACGCACCGTATAAGTTTCTAACTGTAGGCGGTAAATGATCTGGCAGTTCATCGATCCAGGCTGCTTCAAACCCGTTGCCAGTGAATTCATAGAGACTTACAATTCCAATCTGGCCAAATGTTTTAATTTTTCTAATACAGTATCCACTGTTTTCTGCAGAAGAATTAACATCAATAACATTAAATCCTGTTAACGAACTACCTGCTGGAACACGAACTCTAATAGTCCATTCTTGCAATGATGGATATGCGTGACTCCTATTGGGACCGGTATTACCAACTACTTCGCTGGTGCCATCTCCCCAGAATATTGTAGCATCTGAACTGTATTGACCTGCATAATAAGAATTAACAAAAGGACTGCCAACAAAATTCTGTCCGTAGTATGTAAAGACTAAGTCTGAATTTGATTCTAATGTTGAAGTTGATGTAATGTTGCAAAGAGCATTGGCCAATCCAGTGAGTTTACAAGTCAACGAACTTGTCACTGCTTCTGTTGTAATAGTCTTAACCTCTTTGACCGGAATAGCATTTATTGTAAAATTAGATGATATTGCAGTAGGCACTAGACTTGCACTTCTAGTTCCTGCACTTGACACATTGACATATAGAAATAAGTCTGCAGGAGTTTTTCTTACTCTGCTTCCTGTGGTATTCACTGAAACACTGGATTCGGAATTAACAGCAACATTAAATACTCTTGCCCGCAAACCATTGGTTATTATTGTAGAAATTATTTGATAAGGTGCTTGAACAAATAAGATACCAGTTTTCTTCACTGGAGCAGTTAAAGTAATAAATGCTCCTCCAAACAATGAAGCAAATTTTCCTGGATTGTAAGTGCCACGAGCAACTAAGGTGCTAACACCAGATACTGTAGATCCTAATTGTTTGATACGCAATACTGTTCTTGCAATGCTAAACACTGAACTGAATGCAGAACGGAAAAACTTTGGTGTTCTGAATGTGACGAAACTAGGAAACTCAGGACTTGGTGCATCCTGTGTGTTAGTGCTGTATTCAAAGGCACCGCTGGGTAATTGTCTACCTCGGTCCTCTAATTGCCAACCTTCTTGGAAATTTAGCACACAGTCAGTGCCTTCTGGTAATCCTTGAAGCATCAATGCTTCGATATCAATTTCAATGTAGGTTGGGAATTCACAGACTAATGTGCTTCTAACTGTCCAGGAAGCAAGACTTGCTTTACCAGTCTTGCCAACAGCATTTCTTAAATCAGGTTGATCTGCGGCTGGTGCGGCTCCTGTTAAAACTGGAGTCACGCCGTTGTTGTTTGCTAAAAATTGACTGCCTATTACATAAGTTACACCGGTAGTCCCTGCAATAGTATTCCAATCACTGTCACCCACAGTAGTAATAGTGTAGGATTGTCCTGTGACAAAATATCCATCATTAGTTACTGTGCCTGCACCTTTGGTAGCATAACGCATTGTGTTGGCTAATGTTGCAGTTGATTCTAAATCACTGGTCGTGCGTCTAGTTCTACGCACCACGGCAGCAACTGTGGCTGTGGAAGTAATTGCCGCTGATATATTTTTATCAACTACTCTTACCCTAAAGGCATTAGTTAGTTTTGCGGTCGCTGTAAGTGTAGCCATTGTTATCCTTTAATCTTGAAATGGAACATTGTGTTGAAACTTTACCACAGGATCCTTGGCACTGACATTGGTAAGGAATACTCCTGCTGGTGTTGTAATATTTACAAAAGCATTGCCTGGCACGGTTTTTCTGTCTACCTTCCATCTAAATTTTACACTGCCATAGTTCAATGGCACACTACCAGTAGGTGCTGCCATTTTTGCTCCTTCTGTGGTCCAAGCAATGGTAGTAGAATCACTAACGCCGGGCCAAGCCAAATCACAGTTGGCATCAATAATAACGCCTGCTGGTATATTCATATAGTAGTCAGTGGATCCGGACATCATCTGACTAGGGTTTACCAATATGGTTCTATCATCCAATAATTCACTGTTGGCAGTATCGGGATTGTCAGCGGCACTATCAGCCCCTTCGTAGATGTCTCCATATTTCTTAGAACTAAATGTGCCTCTTAAATCAATCTTCTGAAATAAACCGCCGAAGACTCCGCCAAATATGCTGACTTCTGCAGGAGATGTGGCTTTGACTCTAATTGCTTTATTGAATGTAATTTTAATGTTGGTACGCTTGGTGGCCTTGCCTCCTGGAGCAGGACAAAATTCTACATTGGTAATTCTTAATGCATCTTCACCAATCACAGCCCAAGTTCTGGCTCTGTTGGGTCTTGCCACTCGAGGAGTAGTAGTTGTCTTGCCGCAGAATGTGCTAGACAATGCTGTGCCATCTGTGGTTAGCAGTCCCTGAGGTGCATTTACAATATAACGAAGCCCTGAAGTCAAAGTAGGAATTGCACCAAAATTAACCACAGTGGTTGTGACTCCAGCCACAGTTGTTGTGGTTAAGGAAGCAGAACTAACACTAAGACTGGCTACTATGTTGTTGTTAGATTCTTGTGTAAATGTCACAGAACCACTGCCTTTGATTACTGTGCCTTGAAAGGTTAATTTTAATGTTTGTCCATTGCCACACAATGCACCACTTGGTGTAAATGTAAAATCTATTTTGCTACGCTCTAATAAATCACTGGCATCGGTTTGTAAATTAGCAGGGCCTAATGATCCAGGAGCATATGGAGTTTGCTCTGTTTCACTGGTAGTGAATGTCCATCTGGTTGGCGAATCAATGGCAGCATCATTTTCGCAAGAACAATTAGTCACAATGCCAGCAGTCCATATCACATAATAATCACTGCCTGGTGCTCTTGGTTTGAAAGGTATTTCAACAACATCACTAACTACTGTGCAATTGGCAATTGGTACAGTATCATAAATTACACCATCAGTTCTATACAAGACAAAATTGCCTGTGCCTTTGCTGATTGGAACCACAATGCTCTTGTCTGAATCAGGATCAAGGGCTCCCAGTCCATAAACAAAACCGGTGTCGTCTGTGGCTCGGTCCACTGTGGCTGTTCTTTCAGTGCCTACTGCTGTGGCAGTAAATGCATCTCCCACTGTAGGTGCCGATACTGCTGATGCCGCTTCCCAACCCAATGATTCCCAATAGGCTTTTCTTTTTGGTGCTGTGTCAAGATTTGTTCCTGAACCTACAGCACGGATTTTGTATCGCTTGCCTATTGTAATTTCTTTTGATGTTTTACCACTAGGAAAGTTTGTGGCAGGTGATGTTGCATACCATTGACTTCCAACGGTGTTATTAGGAGCACCCCACCAACTAAAATCAGTGTTGCCTGCTTTTGCAATAGTGTATTTGTATTCGGTAGTAGCCGTTATAGAACCTGCACTTACAGGCTTTGCTCCTAGTCTGGCTGCTTGTATTGAAAAGCGTATGAAATAACTACCAGTGTATGGAACATTTGAACTTGGAGGACAAACTACACTGTCACTGCCTGCAAAATTATTTGCTGGCAAAGTTTGTGCCACTAATAATTTGCAAGGCGAAGTTGGACCATCAGCAGGAGGCACATTTACAAAATCGCAGTCAATACAATCACTAATTGATTGCCACTTGCCTTCAGCACTATTCCAAGCCAATACATCTTTGTTCTTGACGCCATCTGTTATCTTAACTTCAATGTCACTACTACCTGATGCTTCTAGAGGACCAACAAAATCTATACTGGCAGTAGTAGCACCAAGACTGCTACCGTCTGCCTTAATGGCTAAGTCACTGGCAACAACCAAACTACCTGCGGCTGCATCACCAACTAGGTCAATACCAGTGACATCTTTGAATGTTTCAAATATCTTATCAAAGATACTGCCAGTGGCTGTTGGGAATAAATCACTTAGTTTGCCCAACAGGGTAGTCAATGCCAATGCACCTAACAGACCACCTGTAGCATCATAGGCTTTGGTATTGGCATCAATGGCGTTGGTAGTTTGTCTCGGTACAAAATTAATCAATCCGCTGACTGCACTGAAAGGTCCTGTTGTGGCTGTGTTTATGCCTCTGGTCTTGACAACAAAATCGCTACTGCTTATACTATCATATTCAAATGTCACTGCGGTGCCACTTGAGTAAACGCCTCCACCTACAGGTCTCTCTACTGATACAACTCTATAACTGCGATTGGCGTCAGCAAGACTGACATCATTGCTTAACCAAAATTCAATGGCTTCTACAATGCCTGTTGGTGCAGTGGTTGAGATCAAAACTCTAGGGCGAGCATCTATTTCAACCTTGCTGACTGTGGGTGTGCCTGGCGTGCCTATGCTACCAAATGTTATGATACCATTAGCATCACTGCGTGTAAAACGATATAAGTCAACAATAGAATATACATTGACATTATACTCTAAAGCAATGATACTCATTAACAATGCACCACCATCTTCTTGAACTTCAGTGATTGACATTATTCTAAATGTCTTTGCACTAAATCCAAATCGTGTATTGGTTATGTCAATGATATCGCCGGCTTTGAGATTGTAATAACTAAAGTCCGTTTCAAACTGTATTATTTTGTCAATGCGGCTTTGTTTTAGTTCAATTAGACCCAACATCTGTGCCTGAATGGGCTCATTGATAATGTCGTAGGTTATTTCGAGAACATTGTCTTCTTCGTTGGTGTTGCGACTGAATGGAGTCCAGTCTGCAGGTATGCTTGATGTAGGAACTGCAATATTATAAAAGTCTGCACTATCTCGAAGTTCTCTATGTGGAAACTGCACCTTGACACTATTATACAAGTCTTGTAGACCAGTGCCGCTTAGGGCAATATTGCCAAGTATGTTGCTATCATTGAAACTGGCAATGCTGGAATCTGCCTTGTTGATAACCACACCCCACTTGCCTTCGTGTGCGTCATAACTTAGCCAACTGGCAGTAGCATTTAGTATGGCTTCTGCATTTCTTAACACTGGATTTTTGGTATCGATCAATCCATTAATTTGATAACGGTCTGCTAGAGTCTGTGCACCAGTGCCTTGGTCTGCATAAGCCACACTGGCTAGACTGTAGGTGTTGAGTGCTGTAATATCATCAGTTAATATATCACCAGCGGCAATACCTGCACCGTATGTGGTGTTGGTAAGGTAATCATATAACACATCGCCTGGTGTAAACATTGAACTGGCAATGTTAAATTTGACATCTGGTAGTCCAGTAATGCCTTTGTCTCGATTGTAGTCTATCTTGACCAATGCAAACACCACATTGGTTAGAGCGTGTGTGCCTGAAGTCCAGTTGGGAAAT